GGCGCAAGCTCGCCTGCGGCGTTTGCCAAAAGCCCCGCGCCCGTGTTTTGCAGCGCATTGCCCCAAATGCTCCCCGGCGTCAGCACCTGTTCGCCCGGGCGCACGCCCTGCGTCAACTGGCGCGCATAGCTGCCTGCCTGCTCTATTGCCTGCGGCACGGTGCCCAGGCCAAAATCCAGCATGGCGTCTGCCGCCATTCCGCGGATAGCCTCCGGCGTGGCAAGCTGGCCCAGCACGGGCACCGTTTGCAGCTTCTGCGCGGGGCCTGTAGCGGCTATGGCGTTTGCAACATCATCCAGCGCGCCACTTACCCCCGGCACCGCCTGCATCAGCCTGCCTGCCAGGGCATACTGCGCCGCACTGCTCAGCCCATAGCCAAGGCCGTATTGCACCGGGTTTTGCCCGGCCGCGCTTTGGCTGCGCTGGGCAACGCCCAGCGGGTTTTCACCCTCGAAACCCGCGCGCCGCCAGTTTTCGGCCTCCAGCGCGCCGCGCACCTGCGGCACAAGCGGCAGCGCGTTGCCCGCGCCCGAAAATGCGCTGCGCACCCCGCTTACTTTTGTGGCAAGCGTGTCCATAATCTCGGCCTGATACAAAAGTATTTCTATTTCTTTGGTGCTCTGCCCCATTTCCCGCAAGGCACGGGCTGCCTCATAATAGGCGTCAAAATCCGGCCCTATCACGCCATTCCATTCTTTCAGCGCCGCCCGGGCGGCAGCCTTTTCTGTTTCCGACATGGTATAGCCCGGCTGCGCCCATGCTTCCAGCGTGCCCCAACTCATCGTGCTTTGCACCTGCTGTACCTCTTGCTCTTTTTGCGCCGAAAGCTGGCTTTTCAGACGTTCGCGTTTCTCCAGAAGGGCAAGATATTCCGGCGTATAGGCCATGCTGGCGTCTGCGGTACACATCATATTGGTGCTTTCCAGCTCCCATATGCGGCTGTTCACGTCATCCAGTTCCTGCTGCGTTTGAGAGGACGCGGCCGTTTGCTGCGCCTGTGCCGCCTGGCGCGCCTGCTGTTCGGCCTGCCCGGCCTGCGCCGCCAGCGCCTTTTCGCTTTCCAGCACCCGCTCCAGCCGCTGTATTTCCTCAGACGTTGTGCCGGGTGTGCGCCGCGCCGCAAAAAGCGCAGCCTGGGCCTGCTGTGCAAGGCTGCCGTGCCGGGCACTTTCGCTTAGGCCCTGCAAATTCTGCTGTTTCTGCTGTTCCTGCGCCTGGCGCTGGGCCTGATTTTCTTCGTTCCAGGCGGCAAGGTAACTTTGGTATGTCTCGTTCTTCTGCGCCTCCAGCGCCGCTATTTCAGATTGCGAGCGCCCGTCCTTCCTTGCCTGTGCCACCGCCTGCTGCTGGGCTTGAAACTGCTTGCGCAGCCTGTCTGCCGGAGTCATGGTGGCGGCCTGATATTCCTGCCGCATGGCCTGTTCTGCCGCCTGCGCTTCTTCCAGCTGCTCGCTCAAATATGCCTGCCGTTGTTGAAGGGCCTGACAGCTTTGGTTGTATTCCGCAATATTCGTAATATACATCGGGTTCATCGCCCGCATGCTGTTCAGCTGTGTGTTCACGTTCTCCAGCTCGGCAGAAAGCGATTGCGTCACGGGTTTCAGGCTGTCCAGCGCGTCCAGATTCGCCTGCATGCTGGGCGCAAATTCCATTTGTCTGAAAGGGGTGTGCCAGTCTGCATCTGCCGCTTCACCACTCTGCATGCCCTGTTCTGCCGGCGCCTGCCCATCCCCGTCTGCCGCGGCCTGCCACGCGGCGTTTTGCTGTGCGCTTACGCCCGTGGCGGGCGTGGGCTTTTGGCCCTGCTGCCCCGCGCCGGGCGCGCTCTCCTCGGGCGCGCTTTCCGGCTGGGCCGCCTGCGCCTGCGCCTTGCGCTGCTGGGCGCGCCGCTTTTTTTCCATTTCGCGCTTTTCTTTTTCGCTGTACATATGCTGCGAAAGCCAGCGCCCGGCCTGCTGCCCCTTTTCCCAGGTGTCGCGCTCAATTTCGTTTGCAAAATTGTGTGCAAAACGGGCGGGCGGGCTTTCGGCCTGCCATTTTTTCTTTGCTGTGCTCACGTTTATCTCCTTTCCCAAGCATGCAAAAAGGGCGGCATCCGAAGATGCCGCCCTTTTCCGTTTGCGCCGCCGGCGGGGCGCTTACAGCGTATAGGTGGGCACCGCGCTTGCCCCGCGCACGGTGTAAAGGCCGGGGTTGGCCGCCGCCAGTTGGGCGTCCAGCGCCTGCTGCGCCTGCTGGTAGGCGTTGAACACAGCGGGCGTAGCCGCCGCGCCCTGCTGGGTGCTGGCTGTAAGCAGGGCGTTTGTGGGCGAATAGGCGCGGTTTGCCACCGCGGCCGCATAGCTGCCGCCTTTGCTGGCAAGGTCCATCATTTTGGAGAGATAATCGCTGGAAAGGCTGAACTGTGTGTCGTAATTGGCCGTGGCCGCATTGGCAATGAGGTTGGCCAGGTTGTTTTCCAGCTGCTGCACGGCGTTTGCCTTTTGCATGGCCATTTCGGCAAGCTGGCTGTTGTAGGCCTGCAGGGCGCTGGCCTTGTTGGTGTTCCAATCGTTCATCAAATCGGCCAGGCTGTCGTTGCGGCCGGAATCGATGGTGTTGCGGCTGTTGCCGTAGTTGTTGTACATGCCCGCCAGCGCGCTTTCGCTGGCGCCGCCCGAAAGGCCCTGCGCCGCAAGCTGCTGGCCCATATCGCGCTTGTTCATCATATAGTTGATGTAGGCCTGCTGCTGGGCGTTATCGGCCTGTTTGTTCACGCCAGCCACGCCGGTGTTGTAGTTTTGTTCCAGCTGGCCCAGCGTGGAGTTGTAGTTGCCCTTCAGGCTGTTTTGCATGGTGTTGTAGGAATTGTTCAGGGCTGTCATGCTGCGGTCGTACGCGGCCTGGGCGGCGGCGCGGCGCTGGGCTTCCAGCGCGGCCGCGGCCGCCTGCTGCTGGGCGTAGAAGCTTTGCAAAAGGTCAAGCTGGGCGGAATTTCCATAGGTTTTATAGGTTGGGGTGGAATTGCCACTAGGCCCATCATCAGGTTTTTCTTTGCTTTTATGTGACACATAAGGAAAATTATAAGTGCCCGTTTCCATTTTGCGCATGACCTCTTCATAACTATGATCATATTTGGGCGCTGAATTTGCCATATCTTTTCTCCTCTCTTTCTAAAAAGCCCTCCCCCTTCTTTTCAGAAAAGGGCGGGCACAACGTTTCGTTTTGCGCGGCTGCGGCAACCAGCCGCAGAAAATGCGCCGTGCAAAGCGGCAGGGCCGGGCACGGGGGATGTGCGCTTCCCCCGCCCGGCCCGCGCAAAAGCCCCGGCGCGTTCCGCGCCGGGGCCCCCTGGGTTAGGGCTCTTCTTTTTTCTCTTTCGCCTGCTTATACATCTGGTGCAGGCCCACGCTGGCCAGCGCGCACAGCCCGCCCTGCACAATGGCCGTAAACACGGCCAGCGCCACGCTTTGCCAGCCGTCCAGCTGGGCGGTGGCCGCGCCGTACAGCGCCGCCAGCGCCATGCCCGCCACGGCCAGCGTATACGGGATGTTGGCGCTGGGGAAGCGTTTATCTGCCTTCAGCGCGGCCCCCAGGCCGAACATCAGCGGCACCAGCACCAAAAGTTCCGGCTTAATGTATTCCTGCAATGCCTGCATCATTTCCATGGTTTCATTCCTCCTCAAGATGTTTGATGCGCTGGCCGTGCTCGGCAAGCGCGGTGTCGTGGCCGTCCAGCCGCTTATAGATGTCTTTGTGGCTGTTGCGGTTTTCGCTGTCCAGCTTATCCAGAGATTTCTGAAAGCCCTCCACCGCCACCGTCAGCCGCGTGATGGCGCCGTTCAGCTTCAGCAAGGGCCCGGCCGTAGCGGCCAGAAAGCCCACCAGCGCCACAACAACGCCCACCACGCCCCATTCTGTCATATGTTACACCTCCACCGCATATTCACCGCTTACCCAGCCGCCCGCGCCCTGCGCAAGCAGAAGGAAGTACCAGCCGTTCTGCTTATCGGCAAAGGGGTATTCCTCGCCGTCGTTCACCTGCGCAATTTGCACGGCGTGCGTGCCGGCGTCGGTGCGCACGTTCAGGCGGCTGCCGCCCGTGGTGATGCGCACCCTGCCGCTGTTTTCCTTCGGCGGCTGGTATTTTTCCAGCGTCAGGCCCAAAACGCCATACTGCGCGTACATATCGGCGTTGTGCTGCTGAAAATAAATTTGGTCGCCCGCCGAAAGCGGCCCCACCAGCGCGCTGCCGTCCGGCTGAAGCTGCACGGCCTGTTCGGAAAGCGCCTTGCTTTCGGCCCAGGCTTTCAGCAGCTGGATGTCTCGGGCCGAAAGCGGCCCGCTGCCGCGCGCGCACACCAGGCATTCGCCCGAAGAAAAGGGCGCAAAGCGCTGCGGCGCCGTGCCAAAGGTGCCCACCGCGTTTTCAAAGCCCATGTACTGCGCGGGGTTCAGCCCCCTGCCCGTGGCCGTGGCCCGCACCTCGAAGTGGCAGTGCGCATAGGGCGGGCTGGCCAGCGCCGCGTTGCCGGTGTTGCCCATTACGGCCAGCGCGTCGCCCGTTTTCACCCGCTGGCCCACGGCCGCAAGGTTTTTGGCGTTGTGGCAGAAGTATAAATAGTTCACCGCGTCCGGCGTTTGGTTTGCGTCCAGCTTCACGCACACATACCAGCCCCATTCCCACGTGGGGTTGCCGGTGCTTTGCGCCACCCTGCGCGCCGTTACCACCGTGCCGGAAATGGCATGGCGCCCTGCGCCCAGCCCATAGCCGGGCATGTGGATGGTGGTGTCGTCCAGCCCTTCCACGTCTGCGCCGCCGTGCCACGTTTTGCCCCCGCCGCGCGTATAGCCCCAGCGGGCATAGCCATAGCGGATGCGGTTGCGCCCGCAGAATAAAAGCATTTCGTTTTGTGGCATATTTTTTACCTCCTTCATGTAATTTCAATTTTGGTGAATGTGATATCGGTG